GGTAACAAGTATCAATCTATAGATGCTATGTACTTTGAGTGGGATGTTGAAACAAACTATATCAAGAGAATAGAGTTTGCAGCAGTTCCAGAAACAGATGGAGCTGATGGACAAGAAATCGTCATGGCTTTTAAAGAAAGATACTATGAAAAGTACGATATCTTTAAGATTGACCAGACAGGACAGCAATGTTTTGTTGTAGCAAGACCCGTAAGAAAGGCTGACAATTACTGGGAAGTAACTGTTCGTCTTATTGATAATGACTATAAGTCAGTTCTTGACCTTAGTGGTTGTCAGATTGGTATGACTACAAGATTCTAGTCAAATGCCATGCCAGAGATGCATGAGGAAGGGTACGTGAAATATTAGAGTAAAATATTGCTCCTTAGAGCTGCTTAAGGCTCTTCGAACTAAGTTTTTTAATTGCTGGAAGCCTAAATTTTTAATAAACATGGTAATCAGCAGCGAAGATTGAGAGTGTACAAACATTTTTATGGAGTACTCAATAACGTTCAACGACTATCCCGGAAGGGAGTACATCTTTAGATGGAAATGGAAACTAACTTTAATAAAAGTATAAATATGAAATATATTGTTTATCAAACTATTAATACTGTAAATAATAAAATATATATAGGAGTGCATGAAACAGAAAATCCAGAAAATTTTGATGGATATTTAGGTTGTGGTTGTAGAGTTAACATACCAAGCAGTTATCAAAATCCTAAATCTCCTTTTCAAGCAGCATTAAAAAAATATGGATGTTCTAAATTTAAAAGAAGTACTTTATTTATATTTAATACATTACAAGAGGCATATAATAAAGAAGCAGAAATAGTAACATATGATTTTATAAGAAGAAAGGACACATACAATGCTCAATTAGGAGGCTTTGGTGGTGGATATATTCTTAATCCTATAAATCAATTTGATTTAAATGGAAACTATATAAAAACATGGAATACTATAAAGGCAGCTTCTGAATTTTATGGTGTTAGTCATACAGCAATAATGAATGCTATAAAATTTAAAGGTTCTTCCATTAACTATTTTTGGAGTTATAATGATAAAATTAATGTTAAAGAATTCTCTATTATAGATAAACATCCTTGTTATAAGTATGATGGAGAAACTTTGAAATTCTTAGAAGGTTATGAATCAATTAAAGAGGCTGCACAAGTTAATAATGATTTAGAACAATCTATAAGAAGAAGTATTCAGGCTGGATACAAGTCTAAAGGATACTATTATTCTGACAAAATTTTTGATTTTTTTGAATCTAGACCTAAGATTAGTTTGAAGAAAGCTACTATTTATGTCTATGACTTAGATGGTAAATATATAACTAGTCTTACTGGAACTTCTGAAATTACTAAGTATTTTGACATTAAAACTTGTAATAGTATTATAAAATCTATAAAGTCTAATCTCCCATATAAAAAATTTCAAATTAGACTTGAGTATGTAAAAAACTTAGAACCTATCATAAATAAGAGGAATATAGCAAGAAAAGTCATACAATTTACAGAAACAGGAGATTTTGTAAAAGAATTTAACAGTATTACAGAAGCAGTTAATTTGTATGGTACTGGAGTACAAAAAGTATTAAAAGGCCAACAAAAACACTGTAAACATTTCATATTTAAATTCAAAGAAGAAGTTAATGATATAGTCTGAACTTTTACGAAAGTAAAAGATTAACAATTTTGAATATTGAAAAGCATCGTAACTACATTACTACACACCGTGTTGATGATAGTTATTCTGCTCAATATGGTGCATTTGAAGATAAATTTATTTCTATTGGTGAAGGAAAAGATCAAGGTAATCTTACTGAAACTATTTATAGAATGGATAAGATTGAGAAGAATCTTCTTGACAACTTCCTATACGTAAGAAATAATGGATTGCTATTTAATAAAACTAACGTTGATACAAATGGCAAACCTACAATAAGCGACCCTAAATGTAACAAAATCCAGTATTGGGGTCTTGTAGCGTAAGCTACATTATAAAATTTACTTAATTGCTGGAAACTCCTTAATAAAGGACAATCAGCAGCCAAGACTAAGATAAGTAGGCCTTAGGGTAACGCTTAGTAAGGTTCAACGACTAGCTGCAAAGCGTAGATTATTAATAAATAATCGAAATGGTAAATAACTTATGAAATATATTGTATATTGTACAACAAACTTAATAAATAAAAAAATCTATATTGGAGTTCATCAAACTAATGATGCTTTAGACTTTGATGGGTATATAGGATGTGGAGTATATATATCAAAACCTAATTCTTATTCAAATCCAAAAACGCACTTCCAATATGCTGTTAAAAAATATGGTCCAAAAAACTTTAAAAGAATAACAATTAAGGTATTTGATAATGATGAAGATGCTTATGATTTAGAAGCCCAATTAGTTAATAAGGAATATCTTAGTAGAAAGGATGTTTATAATGAAGTAATTGGAGGACGTGGAGGAGATTTAGTACTTAATGCAAAACCTTGTTATCAATATGATTTACAAGGTAACTTTATAAAAGAATACGAATCTCAGCAAAAAGCAGCTATAGAAGTAGGAAGAGGATTTACTACTATAAAAAGAGCTATAAAAGAAAAAACAAAATCTGCTGGATTTTTTTGGTCGGAAATAAAAGTTGATAAATTAAACTTAGAAGACTTTAAAACCGAAGATAACAAAATTCCTGTATTTCAATATTCTTCTACTGGAGAATATGATTGTTGTTATGAAAGTATTTCTGATGCTGCTAGAGTATTAAATAGTTCTACTTCTAATATTATTAGAGGAATTAAATTAGGATATTTAGTAAGTAATAAGTATTTTTCTTATGAGTTTCAACCACAATTTTCTATAGCTAAATCTGAAAGTCTTAGAGGTAGAGCAGTTTATCAATACTCACTAAAAGGAGAATTTATTGCAGAATATTCTAGTCAAGCTGAAGCTTGTAAAGTACTAAATAAAAAGATTGAAATAAATGCTGCAATAAAGTTAGGACATACTGCTGGAGGATTTCAATGGGCTTTAGAAAAATTGCCTAGTATGCCAGATATAAGTAAAAATACATCTGGAAAGGCAAGAAAAGTTGCACAATATACACTATCTGGAGAGCTAGTTAAAATTTATGATACAGTTACTGCTTGTCATAAAGATTTTTCCGGATGTAAACATGTATTATCAGGAAAGAGAAAATCTTCAGGAGGATATACATTCAAATATTTAGAATAAGTTAAAGATATAGTCTAATCTTTATGGTAACATAAAGCTGTTAAGGGCCTTTTGGATACTGGTAGGCCCATCTATATTGGTGATGGTATTATTCCACAAGTAGAGAGATTTGCAAGTAAGTATGCATTTGTCAAACTTACTATTGAAGTTTTCAATGTAGTTATTGCTACTCTTAATGAGAAAGCTAAGAACCCAACTGGTAATAAGTACATGTTCATCTGTAATGAGAGAATGTGGTCACTTATCCAAACTGTTCTTGGAGACTTCCTAGCTAAATATAAGACAGAAGGTACATATATCTATAGTAAGCAAGCTAATGGCTACGTAAAAGTCGGTGCTACATTTGATTCTTATGAATATGGTGGTAACCAAATTACCTTTAAGGTAGATAGAACTTTCTCTAGAGAGTATGGACAAGATAAAGGTTATTGCTTATGCTTAGATTTAACTGCAGATGCAACTGAAGCTGAGCCACCTATTCAAATGTTTACCCTGAAGGGCGGTGACTTCATTTCTAATAAGTACATTGGTGTTGGAGGACGCAATGGACTAAGCTCGGGTGAAGTTGCTTCTCCTGTTGCTGCTTCAAAGTTAATAAACTGGGGTTATTCAGGTGTAGGTGTATTTAATCCTTATAGAAGCTTCATATTACGTGAGGTTTGATAAGGAGACTTTTAAAAGATAAAGGAATGGGAGTTATTAATCCTCCCATTCCATATTTTAATATTAATTATTCAATGATAATATGAGTATGACACAAGAGAACTACATAGTATTACGTAGTGTTTATGGTAAGGTAGGAATAAAGTATTACATTCAACCATGTAAAGATCCAAAAACTAATAGATATCCTGATTGTGTAAAAGCAACAAATTCTTTAGGAGATTTAATTCTTACTGATGCTGAAAGAAATAGCGGACGTTACTTTGTAAAAGAAGGAGAGCAAATTATAGTTTAGGATGGTACAGTATTTAATCTTGATGATGAGATACAGAAAGCACAATGGGAAGCTATAAAGAATTGTCCTTTAATTGCTCCAGAAAGGTGGGCTAAAGATAGTAAAGGAAATTATCTTATAGATGGAACAATGGGCTGGAAGGAAAAGAGGCCTCGCTATGGTATTGCTGAACTTTATGTAGATCGTCCAGGAGAAGAAACAAGAATTAGAGTTTCTAAGAAAAAGAAAATTTTGCAAGCTTCAGATTTCATTATAAATGATGAAAATGGAGTAGATGGAAGACTTACTATGGCTAAGATTCTAGGTAAGAGAATGTCAGGTCAGTCTGATGCTGATGTTGAAGATTATCTATTACAGGTAGCTGAAAAAGATCCAGATAAAATTATTAAGCTTTACACAGGAGGAGATCTTACCTTACGTATTCTTCTTGTGGATGCTCGTGAAGCTGGAATCATTTTTGTTCGTGATAAGATGTATTGGTATAGTGATAAGATTCTTGGAGGAACAGATGATGCAGCAATTACATGGATGCGTAATCCTAAGAATAAAAAGATTCTTGAACTAATAAAGAGAGATACTTATCCAAATTTATACCCTGATGATATAGATGAACCTCAGGGGAAAGATAAGGCAAAATAAGAATTTAAAATTATCAATGATTAATATGTTTATTGTATATAAAACTACTTGTTTGGTAAACAATAAGATCTATATTGGAGTACATGAAACCTCTAATCCAGAAGTATTTGATGGTTATATAGGAAATGGTATTAATATATTTAATAAGAAATACAATATAGAAAATCCAAAATTCCCATTCCATTATGCTGTTAAAAAGTATGGAGTACATAATTTTAGAAGAAGTATATTATTTTAGTATGTGAAAGAAAACGATGCTTATGCTAAAGAAGAAGAAATTGTTAATGAAGAGTTCCTTAAAAGAAATGATGTATATAATATATGTTTGGGAGGTAAACGACCAAGAGCTATAACTAAGAAAGTATATCAATTTACTTATACAGGTACTCTTGTTAATACATATGATACTGCCATAATTGCATCAAAACTAAATGAAATTATTTATAACACATTAATTACTGCCATAAATACTAAAAGGGGAACTCATGGATACTATTGGAGCTACGAAGGTAAAATAAATATAGATGAGTTTGGATACAAAGAATCTTTACATTATTATGTTTATAATTAGGATGGAGACTTTGTAAAAGAATTTAAAACTAATGCCGAATGTGTAGCCTTTTTAGATACAAATAGAGGAAACCTTACTAGAGCTATTAAACTTTCAAATAAAGTAAATGGATATTTTATTACTACTGAAAAACTAGATAAAATATAGGTTACTATAACTAGACTAACAGGAAAATTGAATAGATATACATTAGATGGTAAGTATATTGATAGCTTTAAAACTGTGGCTGAAGCAAAAAGAATTACTGGACTTAAGTTATGTAGTATAAGCCAAGCTATTAGATTAAATAGACAGTGTAATGGTTTCAGATGGACTAGAACAAATAGTCCTACTCCCACTATAGAGATTAATTAGAAATAATTTTGTAATATTTTAAGCTTATCACTGCAAGACAAGTTTATGAAGCAGTTTTAATAGAACTAAACAAGTCTCAATCACCAAATCTATTGCTTGAAGACTTTAATTATTTCTTTAACAAAGCTGTTGACCTATACGTAAATAAAAGATATAATGTCTATGACATTAATCAGCAAACTACTGATGATGTAAGAGTACTAAAATCTACAGTTACTTTGGAAGTAAGTGATACAAATAATGCTAAATTTAAGAATGGTGTGGATGTTACTAAGAAGGGTGCTCTTTATAATTCTATATATGAGTTTGATCTTCCTACTGATTATTTACATCTTTTAAATTGTATTTGTGAATATAAAGTACTCAAACCATTTAAATGTTACGATGCTAACACCTATGTACAGTTTGCTGCGGAAAGACTAACCGCAGACAGTTGGTCTACAGTAATTAATAATATTTACACTCGTCCTACTTATAAAAGACCTTACTATTATTTACATAATGTAAATAGAGACCTAGTAAGCGAGGAAGGTATTTACAAGGATTATACCTCTCATTATTATAGTGGAACTAGTGGTAATTCTGAACCAACACAAATAACAGCTCTTCCAACAGATCCTTATGGACCTGATATTAAGAGTATCGATACTACTTTTACAGATAACGATACTTATGGAGAGAATGTTATTAACGAAGGACATATTACTGATAAGAATGGCAATAACTATGCTAACGATAAGAGTACACAAGGCGGTGTAAGTAGAGTCATAGATATTAGAAATACTACGGGAGAAGGTTCTACAAAAGTAAATGCTGTAGAAAAGATTGGACAAATTCGCTATGGTAATCCTGGAAATGTACGTATTGAGATACGCTATGGTAAAGATTCTTCATTGTTCCAATTAGAGAGAGTTTATGTTGATTACATAAAAGCTCCACAACATATAAGACTATCTCAAGAACAATTAGATTTAACTGAGGATACTTCTCAAATGATGGAATTCCCAGATTATGTATGTCAAGAGATTATAAATGAACTGGTACACATAGTAATGGAGAATGGACGTGATGACAGACTTCCAACCCATGTACAAGTTAGTCAATCTGTTGCCAACCCAGTTCAGCAACAGGAACAGCCTCAAAGAAGGGGTTAATAAATAAATAAAATATGTTTCAATTTACAACTACTACTATTGTTAATAGTCTGAAGGACTATAATTTCCCTGACAGTAACCTCATTACCGAAGTAACAGAAGGTGGTAATGTAGTGGGAATCCATATTAAGAGAGACTTCAAGTTCTTAAAAGATAATATTGAGGCTATCTTTAAGAGAGCCGCTTCTGACCCAGTTTTAGCACAAGCTAAAATTGACCTTACAGCAGTAACAGCTCCTACAGTAGATACAACTTACAGAATCGCTATTTATATTAGATTATCTGGTTCTCAAAACTCTTATCAT